GTGGCACATGGTAAAACGATGGCTAAAGTAATTCGATTAATTGATCTAAAAGAGGCAGCATAAAATGATAATAGTCAAAAAAGCATACGCAGCGCCAACGGCCTGCAACAACTCAACTAAAATTATAGCGGCCAGAGCTTGGCATACACGACTGACGGAGAGCATAGTGGCAAGTAACACGCCAAACCTAACCATAATCAAAAGGAAAGCAAAATGACACTTAAACGCAAGTACACTAGTGCTGAAGTTGATCTGTTTACAATTCTATTAGACCTGAATTATAGTGAGCCTTATTGCACTATGCTTCACCTTGAGGAGGCAACAGGCCAGCCAAAGCGTCATTTAGCGCCTGTGCTGGGTGATCTAATAAGCAAGGGCAAAGTACTATCAGGTAATGAGGAGGTCTTAGGAGGCCTTGTGCATACCTACACGCCTATAGTGGGCCGTGGGGCCGGTACGGCCTATGGTTACCCTTTAGACTATTTTACCTATGAAGAATGGATGCTGTTTGTCCTATAACCCAAAGTAACGGAGATTGACACATGATGGAATGTATTGATATAATTATTGATCTAGTAATCATTTTTCTAGGTTTAACTTAATATAAAGTAATGAGGTGTTATTATGATGTGCAAGTGTTGTAATTTATTGTTATCTGACTACGAACTAAGTCGGGTTGAGAGGGAAACAGGGGCATTTATGGACCTTTGTAACGACTGCTACACGGCTTCACGTAGTGCCGAGTATGTCTACAATATAGATGCGGCTGATTTAGACGTAACAGAAACAGAAGGGGATTCACCATGGCTCAAGTAACGTATGAACACGAAGTGTCTATAGGCATGATGGGAGAACAGTTGATTAGCTTTGAAGTTGATTATGATCTAGACTCAAGTAATGGGGACATAATTATTGATACGTTCTATGCTGAAGCTGTTATAGTCGATGCCTCAGGCTGGCGGTCTTATGAGAAGGTCCCAGAGTGGCTATACGAGATCCTAAAGGATGACGTAGAAGATTATAAATATGATATGGTAAATTAATTCTTGACACGACTAGAGAGTTCTGTTAGACTCTACCGTAGCAAGCAAAGACAATTACTTTGTTAATAATTAAAGAATTAACCTAAAAGTGTACTTAAGTACACCTAAGGTGAAGTAGTAGTGAATAGACCTATTTTGGTCAATTAATAGATAATCTATAAAGGTGGTTTTATGGTAGTTTCAGGAATTGTAGCTTTTTCAAATCTTTTAGAGCATGAAGTTTATAAAGGGGCAAGTACTGGTAAGTTCAGTGTTGTCTTAACTTTAGACGCTGAGAATGCTAAGAAGTTAAGTAGTCAAGGTGTTAAGTTACGTCAATACGAAGGTGTCAATGGTGACATTAGTCAGCAACGAAAGTTTGCCTCTAAGTTTGCCGTAGGTATGTATTCACTTGACAATGAAGAGTTTATGGGTCAACCAACACGTGGCAGTGAAGTTCGCGTACAGTATAGCCTAAGTGGTGACGAGCACCCAGTGCATGGTATGACACCTTACTTGGATAAGATTCGTATTGTCAAATTGGCAGAGTCAGCCACTGATGGTGACTTCTAGGCTAACTCACAGGAGGCTGCCTAAGGCCTCTTAACTTGACCCCTAGCCCTACTATTACTTTAGAGCTAGGGGCTCTTACACGAGCTTACAGGAGCTCCTAGAGTATGTATAATAAAGATAGAGTAGAGAGTAAGTTTGTAAAGCACACTAGCTGCCCAAATTGTGGGTCAAGTGATGCGCTAGCAGTCTATAGTGATAATCACGCTGTGTGCTTCTCTTGTCAACATTATGTGCATGGTGATGGGTCTATAGTATCACCACACACAACTAGAGCGAGGCCGTTAGAAATGACAGGTACAATAACAGCAATACAGGATCGTAGGATTAGTGCTGACGTTGCTAAACGATATGGAGTCACGGTAGAACATGACGACATGGGAAACATAAGCAAGCACCACTACCCATACCATAACCAAGAGGGCAACAAAGTAATAGGCACTAAGGTTCGTGCAGTAGAGACTAAAGACTTCTATTCCACAGGTGACCTATCACAAGCAGGCTTATTTGGTCAGCAATCATTTGCAGCAGGCGGTAAGTATATTACTGTCACTGAAGGTGAGTTAGACGCAATGGCAGTTAATGAAATGTTTGATGGTAAGTGGCCTGCGGTAAGCATAAGGTCAGGTGCAGCAAGTGCAGCAAAAGACATAAAAGCCAGCCTAGAGTACCTAGAGACATTTGACAATGTGGTAATATGTTTTGATAATGATGAAGCAGGTGTAAAGGCAGCAGAGTCTGTCGTGGGTCTATTCTCACCTAGGAAAGCTAAGGTATGCAGTCTGCCCCTTAAGGACGCAGGAGACATGCTCAAGGCTAACAAGGTGCGTGAGTTCACACGGTGCTGGTGGGATTCTAAGGCATTCAAGCCAGAGGGTGTCGTTAGTCTAGGTGATGCCGAGGTGTGGGATAAGTTCCTAAAGCGTGGTACTGAAGAAGTCACACCACTACCTGCTAGCTTTGGTTCGCTCAATGCCATGATGAATGGTGGTATTGCTGCAGGCGAGGTAACTGTCATTGGTGCCTTAACGTCTATTGGTAAGTCTACTATGGTCTATAACCTAGTACACGGTATGTATGCTGAGAGCGCCAAGAAGATTGGTTGTGTATTCCTAGAGGCAGACGTAGGGGAGACAGTAGAGAAGCTTCTATCTGTTTATATGGGCACTAACATTAGTGACATAGCTAGTAAGGACCGTGACTATAACTTGTATCATGAGAAGTACAATGAGTTAGCCAACAGCGACAAGCTGCATATCTTGGACCACCAAGGTGCCTTAGAAGCTGACGAGCTCTTTGCTAAGATGCAGTATCTAGTCAAAGGTTTAGACTGTGACATTATCATCCTAGACCCATTGCAAGCTGCAGTGACTAGTAACGAGAATGGAGTCATTGATGCCTTTATGGATAAGTGCTTGAAACTGGCCAAGAACACGGGTGTCAGCATCATCATCGTTAGTCACATGCGTAAGCCTAATGCTAAGAATGCACATGACGTAGGCGAGTATGATCTTAAGGGTAGCGGCAGTATCAATCAGATTGCTTTTAATACTATCTTACTCTCACGTGATAAAATGACGGAAGATGACTATGCACGTAACTGTACTCAGGTGCAACTAGTTAAGTGTAGGCGTACAGGACGTACAGGTGTAGCAGGTTGGCTTTATTATGAGAATAAGACTAGTCGCCTAGTAGCTACACAGGCACCTGAAATTAAAGCAGCTAACTCACATGAGGACTTTTGATATGTACTACACAGAGAGCTGGATATTTATAGTAATGATAGCATTAGTGCTAGGTTACTATTGGAATTCTTAACACGGACAAGGGAGACTTTAGCCAATGTCAAGGTTTATTTTTGATATAGAGACTGACGGGCTTAACCCTAGTGTAGTGTGGTGTATTGTCACTAAGGACATTGACACTGGCGAAACACGCACCTTTGCGTCACCCACAGGGATGGTCGGAAGAGGGAGTTGGGTTGCTTTTAATGAACACATAGAAGCTGCAGACGAGGTTATAGGACATAACATTATTGGTTATGACATACCCGTGTGCGAGAGGCTTCTAGGCACTGACTTTAGTGGTCCAAAGATCACAGATACTTTAGTCATGTCTAGGTTAGCTAATCCACAACGGGACGCACATTCACTAGCATATTGGGGAGAAATACTTGGGTATCCAAAAGGGGATTACAACGATTGGTCGCAGTATACGCCAGAGATGGTGGCTTACTGTCAACAAGACGTTAGGGTTAATGAACAAGTGTACGAACGATTGCTTTGCGAACTTGATAATTTTGGAAGCGAGAGCATTGTACTTGAGCATCAAGTCCAGCGAATCATACAAGAACAAGTAAGGAATGGCTGGCTACTTGACCAGCCTAAAGCAAGAGACTTAGTGGCAGAGCTTAAGGAGAAGTCCTATGACCTTGAGGAGGAGGTACAGAAGGTATTCATACCTCTACCTACTTTCATCAAGGAAGTTAGCCCTAAGATAAAGAAGGATGGATCTATAAGTATTGTAGGTCTTAAGTTCCTAGGTGACCGATGGACGGACGTAGGTGGTGTCTTTAGTCGCATAGACTGGCCCATCTTTAACCTAGGCTCACGACAGCAGATAGGGCGTTATTTGGTCCACTTCGGTTGGGTGCCTAAGGTATTCACTGAGACTGGACATGCCATAGTGTCTGAGGATGTACTGAAGAATGTCAAAGGTATACCTGAGGCTGAGCTTATTGCTTCTTATCTATTGGTTGGTAAGAGGATAGCTCAGGTGCGTAGTTGGCTTGAGTCAGCAGAGGAGACCACAGGCCGCGTACATGGCTATGTAAACACGAATGGTGCTGTAACTGGACGTATGACACACAGTAAACCTAATTTAGCACAGGTGCCCAGCTCTAGTAGCTTGTATGGTCCTGAATGCAGAGGTTGCTGGATTGTTGATCAAGGTTACAAGTTAGTTGGTATAGACGCTTCTGGCCTTGAGCTTAGAATGTTAGCACACTACATGAATGACCCTGAGTACACGAGAGAGATACTCACGGGTGATATTCACACTGCAAACATGAAAGCTGCGGGCTTAGCGTCTAGAGATATTGCAAAACGCTTTATTTATTCATATTTATATGGTGGAGGTGACCAATTGGTGGGTGAGGTGGCTGGTGGCGGTAGAGCATTAGGTAAGAAGCTCAAAGCCAAGTTTCTAGAGAACACACCAGCACTTGCGATACTTAAGGATAACGTGGTTCAGTCAGCAGCCAAGGGCTACATAACTGCCTTAGATGGACGTAAGATATTCATTAGGTCAGAACACGCTGCACTTAACTCACTTCTGCAATCTGCAGGGGCTCTAGTTATGAAGCAAGCCTTGATCATATTGGATAAATATGCTAGACTATGGGGTATAGATTATAAGTTTGTAGGTAACGTCCATGATGAATTTCAAGTGGAAGTTATAGAGAGCCAAGCTGATAGATTTGGTAAGCTTGCAGCTAGTTGTATAGAGGCTGCAGGTTTACATTTCAAACTAAGGTGTCCACTGGCTGGAGACTACAAAGTAGGCAACAGTTGGGCTGAGACTCATTAAGGAGAAGTTATGAACACAGTACAAGAAAAACAAATTGCAAAGAGTAACACAGTGTTTGAAGATGGTGAGTGGTGGATTAAGTATAGTAATCAAGCAAGGCGTAGGTGTGACTCTAAGTTGCGTAGTCGTGCCAAGCATAACCCACTGACTAATCCTATCAATAATGTTAAACGTATGTTTGTGAATGGTAAGTATGTACCTAAGTCGCATCCATTATGGAAAGCTGGTAGATATAAGTCATTCAATGATGCAGCTTTTAGCTCATTTGCTAACTACAGTCAGTCCACTAAGGGTGATGTCTATGCTATCACCAACAGTGCGTGGCCTGAGTGGATTAAGATAGGTAAGGCTATTGATGCCACTGACCGCCTTAAGAGCTATCAGACGAGTGACCCACACAGGGCCTATACGTTACGTCATAGTGTTAGCCATGAGAACAGACACACATCTGAAATCAAAGCACACAAGGCACTTGAGCTGATCAGCGATGAACGTAGGAATGAGTGGTTTAAGGTTGACTTGTCTGCAGCGGTGAAGTGCCTAGGAGACTTAGATGGATAAGACTAAAGGTAAGCCATTCGCCAAGTGCTTCGTAGATGCGGATAGTTTAATATTCCGTATTGCACTCAAGGACATAACCCTTAAGCTTGCTAAGGAGTACTACGACAGAGCCATAGAAGACATTGTATGGAACACATGCAGTGATGAAGTCTTTGTGGCACTTAAGGGCAAAGGTAACTTCAGGTATGATGTGTCTGACGACTACAAGCTACACAGAAGTGGTAAGCCTCAGGACGCTAAGGTAGCTAAGAGGCGTAAAGCTTTGAATGAGTATGCTTATAGTCTAGGGCACCACAAGTCTGACAATTGTGAGGCTGATGATGTAGTCTCAATATGGGCACAGGAGGCTCTAGACGCGGGTGTTCACTTTGTCATATCACATATAGATAAAGATATTGACATGGTTGAGGGCTGGCACCATAACTTCAATAAGGAGACTCTCTACTACATTGATACGAATGAAGGTCACCATAAGATGTGTATACAAATGCTCACAGGAGACTCTACGGACAACATCAAAGGTCTCAAGGGTGTTGGTCCTAAGACTGCTGAGAAGCTACTCAAGGACGTAGCTAAGGTTGATATGATCCAAGTGGTTAAGGATACATGGAAGGACCACCATCCTGAGGATTGGGAGACTAGACTTGAGGTGTGTTGGAACTTGATATACATGCGTAGAGATTGGGATGGATTCAAGCAGCTTACTATAGAGGATGAACTCAATGACTAAACAACAGCAAGAAGTGGCTAACATTATAAAAGACTATTGTGAAGGATATACACATTTAGAGTTTAATATAGATGATTTGGAAGAGATGACTAAGCGAATTATGGAGTATGTCACCAATGACACCTAAGCTTAAGTTTAGGTCAGGACTAGAGAGCGCATTCAGCGAGGCAGTAGGCACCGAGGACTTTGCTTATGAACCTTCAAGGATTCCTTACATCATCAAGAAGAAATACGTACCAGACTTTATATGTCAACGTACAGGAGCTATGATAGAGTGTAAGGGATTCTTCAGAGTTGGGGACACACAGAAGTACAAGGCTATACGTG